AAGGTTGTTGTGGTCCGCATGGAACAGCGCCTTCTTATCGGACTTCAGGACCGCGTTCTTGCGGAACAAGTCCCAGACCATGCTGTTTTCCATGTTCCGCGCTGCGATGACGAAGTCGCGCGGGATCCGGTCAAAGGCCCCCATGTCGTCATTGACGATCGCCTCGAAAGTCAGGGTGATGGTGCGCCCGCGACGCTCGACGCGCAGACCCTCGCCTTCATCGACCAGCGTCGCCTGCGTGTATTCGCCGTTCTCCGCGACCGGCTTCAGGCTGAAGTCACCGCCGACGCGCACCGCATGCTGTTCGCGGAAATCGGCCGCCGTGATCGCGGTGCCCGTGACAAGGGTCCAGGTCGCATTGCGGCGCTCGTATTCGGCGATGATCGTCCGGCGCATGACTTCGGTCGTGATGTAGGCGAAGTCGCTGACCCCGTAGGCCCCACCCATCATCGTGGTCGACATCATCCCTTGGCGAATGGCCGCTGCATCGTCATAGCCACGTTTCGGACCGGCCATTTCCATGGCAAGCCGCTTGACGCGCATGCCACGATACTGGACCGCAGGGCCTTCGGTCTGGCGCATCAGTGCACCGATCATACCTTCGACGCGCGTTTCCGTCTCGTCACGGGTAATCGTCGCGGTCGGGCCGGTGCGGCCCGCAGGCTCGTTGGCCGCCATCACGGTCATGAAGCGACGACCGGCGCTTTCGAGCGTCACTCCTTCGTCGATCACGGTGTCGACTTCAGTCTGGGTCAAACGCCCCGACATCAGGAAGGGCGCGGCCATCTCCCGCACGGACCGGACGCGAGCGCGTTCGGCCGCGACCGCGTCCTGCGTCGACATCGTTACGGGCGCGGGGGTCGGAGTGTTGGGCGTCGGGGCGTTCGGATTCGGGTTGGGCATGGATATCTCCGTGGTGGGTTCACCGCCGGTGGCGGTCGGGTGACGGTCGGGCTGCACAGCCGCGTCCGGATGTTGCATGGAAAGCCGGTCCGACAGGCGCTTGTTGGCACTCATGTAAACGACCTTCGCGGCCGCCATGTCGGGCGGCGGGGGCGTAACGCCGGCGGGAAGCGGGATCACCTCGTCTGCGAAGCCCTCCGCGACGGCGGCTTCGGGGCCGAACCACGTTTCCGCCTTCATGATGGCGCGAACATCTTCGGTGGTCTTGCCGGAGGCCGCGGCGTAGACGGCCGCATAGGTGTTGGCGATAACCGCGATCTGGTCGGCCGCCCGTCGCATCTGCTCTTCGTTGCCGAAGGTGTAGTTCGACGGATCGTGGATCATCAGGTGCGAGCCGCCCGACATGACCCGCCGCTTGCCCGCCATGAAGATGAGCGAGGCGGCCGAGGCGGCCACACCTTCCACGATGATCGTGATCCCGCCGGGGTGGGCCGCGAGGATCGATCGGATGGCCTCCCCCGCGTCGCTGTGCCCGCCCATGGAGTTCAGGCGGACGGTCACCTCTCCCTCGCCCAGCATGGCCAAGGCTTCGCGGACCAGGCGAGGCGAGAAGTAGACGTCGTCGTAGTTCATGTAGGTGACGTAATCATCCAGCAGCACGTCGCCGCTAAGGATGATCTCGTCGTTGAAGATCAATCGGCTTCCCGATGGCATTTAAGCTTCCTCCTCGACCTCTTCGGCCGGTTTGACTACGACGGGACGCGGCAGGATCGGCGCGAGACCTGCGTCCGCGTCCGCCTTGGCGTCTTCTTCCCGTTCGCGGCGTATGGTGGCCGGATCGCGACCCAGTTCACGCTGTGTCCGCTGGCGGCTGTTCAACCCGGCTTCGACCTCTTCGATCATGGCCGGGATTTCTTTCGTGGGATCGACAAGGATGCGCCGAGGCGGCGTCCAGGTCATCGTGAACGGAAGGCCGTGGTGGCCCGCGATCGACAGGCCTTCGCGGAACCAGCGCTCCATGCCTGCGCCGAACTGGCCGATCATCAGGTTGCGCTGCCACATCTTGACCAGGCGATCCATTTCCATCCGGCCCATGCGGCCTGACGAGAAGTTCACGCCCTTCAGGTCCCCCGCGAGGGATTCGTAGGTCACGCCGATGCCCACCGCGACAGCAGCCAGACCCCGCCGCATGAACTCGTCGTAACCGTCGACCTTCGGCGGTTCCGTGAAATTCGGCTTGGCCCCGCTTGGCAGGTGCACCATGGCCCCGGGCGCCAGATCCTCCAGCCCCCCTGCCATATCCTTGGGCCGGTTCGTGTCGTCGGTCCACTCGATGATCACGGCCAGCAGCGCTGCCATCTTCTGCTTCAGGATCTGGGCTTCCTGATAGTCACTGAGTTCGCCCAGCGTCAGCATCACGGGGGCCAGCCACGGCACACCGCGCAACTGGCCCGGACGATCGAACCGCCGGATGTGCAGGATGTCGGACCAGTGGACCCGCGTGGTTTCCGGCGTCTTGCGCCAGCGCACCGCCCCCGGATGCTGGTCCTTCAGGTGATAAGCCTCGATCGCTCCTGTAGGCCCGTATTCGACCCCCTCGACGACGAGGTTCTCGCCGTGGTTCTGGATCGTGTCGTCCAGCTGGTCCGCTTCCAGCAGTTCCACCTGATACGGCAGGGGCAAACCAAGATCATAGCGCGTGTTCCGCCACCGCCGGCGGATCAGCAGCTCGCCGTCGGTGAACACCGTCGCTATGACGATGTTCTGCATCTCGAAGAGGTCGTACTCCCCGAGTGAGTCGCAGGCCGGTGTCAGAAGATGGCGCTGCAGAAGGTCCTGCACGATCGGCAGAGCATTCGCGCTGTCCGACTGGACGGACGGCACGATGCCCTCCCCCACGACGTTCGCCACCACCACATCTTTGCCGCGGGCGGCATAGGGCCGGTTGCGGATCATGTCGCGGCTGAGGTTGCGCATCCGCGCCCGCGACCCGAACGCCGCCGCGTCTGCGGACGAGCCGGGGGACTTCCAGCCATAGGTGCGACGCCCCCGCGAGGCGGCGTCGAAGTTCATGACGGCCGAAGCGCGGGCACGGGCCTTCACCCGCTGTTCCCCCGCACCGGGGTTGAAGAACAGAACGACCTTGTCGATCGGGTTCATGTCACAACCCTCGCGACGTGCGGGCGTAGGTCACTGTGAAGGGAGAGCGGGGGGCCGCAACCTCTGCTTCCATCATCGCCAGTGTCTGACGCATTTCCAGAAGGGAGCGATACTGAACCTCTTCGGTCCCCTGCTTCACGCGCATCACGCCCTTGGCGATCGCGGACTTGAGCGTGTCGATGTCGGATTGCGTCCAGGCCATGCTGCCTATCTCCCAAGATACTTGATGCGGCGGGGCCGTGGCGGTTCCGGATCGGGATTCGGTGCCGGCGGCGTCTCGTCCCCCTTCGGTTCGACCAGGTCGAGTTGCACCGCATGGGGATTGCCCGGGCCGATCTCGGCCCAGAATGGTGGGGCTTCCGGGTTGATCCGATTCAGCCCCAGATGTTCGGCGGTGGCCTGCGCCTGGACGGAAAGATCGAGCGTCTCGTTGCGGACGACACCGGGCTTCTTCTCGTACCCGTTGTCGCCCCGCCGCTCGGCAAGGATCTCCGACAAACGCTCTTCCTCGAACCAGCTGGGCAAGGGATAGGCCCCGGCCTCGCCATCCTCGCGACCGAGTGCTGCCAGTACCGTGTCTTTGATCCGGTCCACGGCCATGTTCAGCAGCTTGATGCCCCGCGCGGCCTTGCCCTTTGATCCCCGTTCAGGGGCTTCGTGCCAGACCCGGTCGCGTTGCTTGAACCCCGACCGCCCGATCGACAGGAACCACTTGCCCCCGTCGCCGTCGCGCTTGCGAGCCCGCCAGAATTTCTCGGCGTTGTCTGACCAGCCTGCCGGACCGTTGAAGTCCAGCGTCAGCGCGATGGGCTTCAGCCCGTAGCGCTCGCCCTGCACCTCGTAGACAACATCCGCGAGATCCAGCAGCACGTCGGCATCTTTGACATGCTTGCCGGGATCAAGCGCCCGCATCCGCCCTTCGCTGTCCCGCGCACGGGGCGCGGTCTCGGGAGGTTCGCGCAAGTCGAACCGGTCAAGCGGCATCCGCGTCCCGTCGATACCCCATGCCGTGACCATGACCGCGAACCAAGATCCGTTGGTGTCGATCGACACGGTGATGAACCGTGCCCAGGACGGCGCGATCTTGCGTTCCGCCGCCTTCAGCTTGTCACGCAGTGTGGCGACGGTCAGATCATCGTCGTCCGCGAAGGCATGCGGCGCCCATGGAACGCCGATTTCCGTGTAATGGACCTTCGCGAAGTCGGCGCTGTCGTCGAACATCTCGAATTTGCGGCGTTCCGTCTCGTAGCGCTTGACCAGCTGCGACCAGCTGGAGAAAGCGGCCGCCGCGCCGTTCAGCGCATAGGAGGCGGTCTCCGTCGCGCGGACAGAACTGTCGTCGATCGGGACGAGCTCGCGATACTTCGTGCCGTCTGCCCGTTCGAGGATCCGCGTGCCCTCGTGCAGCCAGCCACCCCGCCCCGCCAGAGCCGCCCGGTTCAGCTCCACCTTGTGCAGATGCGAGGTCAGGCAATGGCAGTGCGGACATTCCATATGCGCCTTGGCCCCCGCCTCGGCAGGTTCCAGCGTCGGATCGTAGTGCAGGCGGTCAAAACGCGGCTCATAGAGTTCGCCGCAATCGCGGCATTCCCAATACCACCGCCCCCGCGTCCCGTCGTTGTAGAGGTTGACGATCCCGGCGGAGACGCGCGGGAAGAGGTGCGGCGCCAGCGGATCGAAGCGGAATGTCTCGTCCGTAACCGGAAACGCAGGAGTGCTTTCTGCGAAGATGAAGCCGCGGCTCATGTAAGTGCGGATCCGGCTTTCGGCCATCTTGAACGGGCTGCCCTCCGGTGAATCCTTCGGCCCCAGCCGTTGCGGCATGTGATCGTAATCGGTCAGCAGCACCCCGCGCTGCGTTCGGCTGGAAAGTTGGTTCGGCACCGGATACCCGATGGTCAGACGCATGCCCTTAAAGCGCTTGCGCGAGAACGTGCTGTCATCGCGGCCCTTCCCGAGCCGTTCGACGAGGAACGGGCTATTCTCGATCATCGGGTCGAGCTTCTCCTCGACCCAGGCATCCGCGTCCGACTTGGTCATGTGGATGATCTGGATCGGGTCGGGCTGGCACATGATGGCGTGCGCCGCGACCGTCTGGAGCACCATCGTCTTGCCCGACTGCGCAGGACCGACGAGAACCACCGCACCGAAGCGCCGGGATTGCGTGATGTTGCCTGGCTCCACCATGTAGGGCGTCACCATCCGGTCAAACTTGCCCCACGATCCCGCGATCGGCACGTGGACGAAGGCTTCGGCCGCATCCGCGACGGTCATCCGGCTGGGCGGATCGAGAAGCGGCAGCGCGTCGGCCAGCAGTTCCTCAGGCGTGACGAAGGGAGGCAGCGGCGGGATCTCCGGCACGCGCCCGATCGGTCTGTCCATCATCGTGATCATCAGAAGCCCAGCGTCCCTTGTTCACCTCGCGAGATCGGAACCACGGTGCCCGTGTTCTGCATCTTGCGCTCGATCTTGTTGCGCGCCTCGGCCAGCACCTTGTCGACGCGCGTCTGCACCGTCTCGACTTGCGCGGGGCTGATTCCCAATTCGCGTTCGCAGAAGTCCGGAAGGTTCTGCATCGACGTCTGAAAGGCTGAGAGCAGATCCTCCAGCAGGTCGTTCACGCGGTCGCGGCGCACGAGGTTGCCCCGCTGTTCCGCGACCTTGTTCCGCGCGTATTCGGCATCCGCCCATTTGCGAATTTCGTCGGCGGTCAGCCCGCCCTCATCCTCAGCTTGGTCGTCGTCGAGGTTCCGGAAGGCCAGTGCCGCCTGCGCCGCCAAGGCATCACCCCGATCGCGAGCCGCGCGGGCCGCGTCGTCCCGCTGCTGCTTCCATGCCCAGCAATGCGACAAGCGGAACTCGTAGGCGACCCCGTTCTGCCCGATGGCGCTGACGGGCATCCCCTGCGTCATCCATTTGGAGATCGAGTTCTCCGAGACACCAAAGGCGGTGGCCAGCTGCGACCGGTTCAAGAGGCCGTCGACCACACCCGCCGGCAGCGGCCAGCGTGCAACATCGAGGACGCTCCCATCCGCCAGAGTGACGAGGTCGGACATAGGGACCCTTTCCCAACAACAACAATAACTTGAATCGCAACCCCCGACGGGAATTGCACAGAGGAATGTAACCGGGCGCGAATGACCCGCGTGCGGGATCGACCCCGGAAGGACCCGCGACGTGACATTTTCGACACATTGGGGTCGGACCCACCCCCCCGGTCAGAGGG